AAACTTATCTAGTCCATTGACTGATCGTGGATATGCAATCTCCTCTGGAGAAAGGTTCATAAAATCCTCTCGGAATGTTTGTATGAATGTATTGAGTTCTTTCTCGTTCCCATTCATAATGATGGACAGAGCCTCTCTAAGTTTTGCACGAACAGGTGCAGGAGTAGATGACTTTACAACCTCTAATCCCATTACTTTGAGTTTAGCTTGTTTATATTGAACACCCTCTGAATTGTGTACGTTCAACACATAACGCTTCTTAGCAGTCCATATACCCTTGTCAGCAATGACTTCTCGGGCCATCTGCATCTTTTGTTCGTATGAATTTACATATTGATGCAAGTCCGTATAACACTTGTCCATAAATGGTTCAATTTTATCTCGAGCCACAGAGTCAAGGAAGGACACAATTTTTTCAGTCTTTTCTCCGTCTGGATAGACCTTATTAACAAGTTCGTCAAAAACAACGTACACCGAGTCCGTATCACTTGCAATAACGTAGTCTTTGTTATCAGTCTGAAGCAACTTATTAAGATATTGATTAACAGCACGCTCAATCCAACGAATAGCAAGCTGACCACTTGTAGTAATTGCTTCAGCAACCAGAAGGTCATAGTAGCGAAAGTATGCATTCCCGATTGCACCATAGACACTGTTAAGTGATATCTTCTTGGCCATCTGAATGTTGTTATACTTTGATATATCTTTGAGTAGTTTGGGGTCTTTAGTGTTTTCATAATCTTGTTGTGCCTCTAACATAAGTTTTTTGAATTTTACCCGATCATTATACATAGACTGCATAAGTTCTGGAAGGAAGCCCTGTTTGTTTGTCTTAAACAAAGCACCATTTGGTGTCAGTGTCACTCCTTTGAGAATAGAAGTATCCACTTCTTTGTTGAGTAGTTTATCTACAGACATGTTTGGAACTTTTTCTTGTGCAACGAGAGTTTCAGTAGATATGTTGTATTGCATAATTAAATGTGGATACAATGAGTTAAGGTCAAATGACATAACCCATTTGTGCATACCGACCTGTGGGTCTTTTACATACGCCCCTTCAAACTTTTCTGCTTTAGAATTGTGTTTCTTTTGTGGAATGACAATATTCTTTTCACGCAGATAGTTGTAAATGAGAATATCCCAATACTTGGTAGAACCTAGTACATCCATGTAGTTGACCTTTGCATCATAAGCCATAGTCAATAAAAGTTCAATGAGTTTCATCTTGTCTTCAAGTCGATCAACGATTTCCACATCCATGATGTTGTATTCGATAAACGATTGAAAGTCTTTTTGATACCACTCACTAAATGTTTCATAAGGATTGCCGTCCTTACGATCACCTAGTTCAACAAATGCAATGTGGTCAAGTCGATATGACTCTTGTGCAGTATAGGTAAACTTACGATAGAGGTCAAAGTAGTCTAAGTGAGAAACACCCTGTATATCAAACACCTGATGCTTACGACCCATCTTAAACACTTCTCTTGAGAATACACTTCTCCAAGGCGATAGTCGTTTGACCTCATCTTCTCCACACAACTTTTCAATACGATTGCATAGATAAGGAATGTCAAAGAACTCTGTGTTCCAACCTGTAATGATATCAGGTTGATGGCTTTCCCAGAATGCAAGGAACTCTTTGATTAGATGTAGTTCATCACTACATTCAACATAGGTCACATCATCTCGGTCATTCTGGAATTTACCTACACCCCAAACAACAAACTTTTTACTCTGGTGGTTTTTTACTGTGATGGACAGAAGTGGTTCTGCAGCTGCCTCTGGACTTGGAAATCCATTCTCACATTCAACTTCAATATCAATTGTGACAATAAGTATCTGGTCAACATCATATTTTATTGTGTTGGGATACTCGTCAGCAATATAGTTATAGGAATACATGGTACTACCATGAACCAACTCTGGTTGGTTCTTGTAGTTTTCAACCCACTCTTTTGCTTCTTTGATTGTATTGTGTTGGATAGGTGTTACATACTGTCCTTTTAGTGTTTTCCACTCTGTAGGAGAATTGACAGGAGCATAAAGTGTTGGCGAATATCTGACTTTACGACAGACACGTTCGCCATTTACTACTTCACGCAACAGTAGGGAATTACCCCATTGAAGAATATTTGTATAGAATTTCATTATGTAATAATACCACCTTTAGGGGTAAATGTCAAGAGTATGTGTGTAATTATAAACTTTTACTTATTGAGAAAATTCCAGAGCTGTCACACCAATCAGTATCCCAACAATCTTTTTCATCAAGGTCAGTATCGACAAAACTAAATGCAAGGTCTAAACCATAAAAAGATTTAGTGAATGTAATAGAGTAGTCTGTGTAGTTATCTTCACCATTAGATAAGAATGCTTCATTTGCATCATTAACATCATCATCGGTGCTAGAATTACTGAAATCATTGTACCCAACATGAAAACTATAACTCCAACCAGCACGAAGTTCTAAGTCGTAATCAATATAAAAATAGTTGAATTTACCTGTTTCTTGCCAGTAGTCATCAGAAAATGCATAACCTACAGTTAAATCTTGGTATCCAACACTTCCATATACTTCTACATAATCAAGGTCACGATCTTTGTTGTATCCTTCACCAGAAAAATTAGTAGCATCAGCAGTTGGATAGTCATAGTAAATGACACCAATGTCATAAGAAAGAGCTTCTGTAATACTGCCACCATAACCAACATAGTAGTCTAGTTCCATTGCAGGATTTGAATTTCCTGTCAGTTCAAAATCCACTGTTGAACCCCAAGTTCCCACATAAATACCATTCTCAAAGGCAAGATCAAATCCCCCTTGTAGTGCTGGGCCTGTGTCATTTTGTGAAATCCCACGAAATTTATAGTCAGTTGTCAGTGTGACATTTGCTGATGTTTCAAGTGATTGTGCTGTTGATGGTAGTGCTAAGACTACAGCTAATACCATTGTCGCTGATATTGCATGTTTATAAGAATAGTTCATATTTTTTCCTTTTCATTTTTTATTTTTGTTAAAATTTCTTCGTTCGCCTGTAGGAATATTTCCAGTCAATTTCATAAGATAACTATCTACGATAGCAGAAGCGCGGTGGCATAATTCTGGGTGTGCTGGATATTCTAGCAACATCATTGGGATGCCCACTCGCCAACTACGATAGTTTCCACTGTAAGGATTGTGTTCCGACATAACATATCTCCTTTATTACCATTGATGAATACAGTTAGCAATAATGCTGATACAAGTTATAATGTTCAACACAACCCAAAAGGTTCTTATCCAAGCAACTCTATCTGCATCTCTATTATCATTAAACGCCTTGTTTCCTAGTGCTTTGCACCAAATTTTCCAATAACTACTCACTTCTTTTTTCTGCATTGTTTTTTTACATCCCACTTGCCTAAAAGAACCCCAGCTGGTTTTAACACAACTGAATTTTCTTTTGCAAAAACTCCCCAAAGTTTGTCATATTTATCTTTGTTGTTCTTTTTTTTCAAAGCGTCTTTCCATTACACACATTTCATATGATGCACATATAAGTATAATTGGTAGTACACAAAATATTAAGCACAAAGATATAACTTTAAAAACTAAGCTAATGCTAATTTCTAAAATTCGTAACAATACATATAAAATCTTTCGTATCATTTTTTTGATCTGTAATCTAATATTGCAGCTTTAATTGCATCTTCTGCTAATACGCTACAATGTATCTTCACAGGAGGTAATGCAAGTTCTTCGGCAATCTGAGTATTTTTAATGACTGAAGCTTCATCTAATGTTTTTCCTTTCACCCATTCTGTAAGAAGGGAACTTGAAGCGATAGCACTACCACACCCATAAGTCTTAAATTTTGCATCAACAATAATACCAGATTTTACTTTTATTTGTAAACGCATTACATCACCACACGCAGGAGCGCCAACCATTCCTGTGCCAATATCATCAATACTTGGGTCAAACTTACCCACATTTCGTGGGTTATCGTAGTGATCTAGTACTTTGTCGCTGTATGCCATATATTAAGACTGACCTACTTGTTTAGCTAAAGTGTAATTTTCTGCAAAAACTTCAGCTTCTTCTTTTGAAGCGCAAGAACCAACACGCATACCATCATACAATACCTCAAACAATAGTATATCGTTAGACCCTCTAGAACTTTTAACTTCTGCTACAGGGGTTGGTGCTCGTCCATATTCATTTAACAGTTCCATTCAATTCTCCTTTTATTCCTCTGGATTCACAAGCTGTGACCACTTAGATAATTTTTTGCGTTTAGCATCAATAAGGTCTTCCATCTCTGTATGCGAGATTACATCCCATTCGGCCATCAACATAATCATGCACATGACATCGCCTATCTCACTTTTAAGATTATTTACTTCAGCACTATTGCCATACAACTCATTTCTTCGTAGGAGTTTGGAGCAAGCTTGTATTAACTCGCCACATTCTTCCATTGTAATTACTAGAAGCTGTTGACGAGCATCTAGTTTATTCATATCTGTTGCCATTTTTTAATCCTTAACTTACATAATATACTAAATTTTGGTGATTGTCAATGATTAAATATAAGCAAGGCTAAACAAATCGAAAAAAATATCAATGCAGGAAATTCCATAATCACTCCACAAAAAAACTTCTATTTTTAATGTGTTCTTCTTCAACTTCATCTTTAGATTGACCATAATACGCGACTGCATGGTGATCGTCAATCATATTTTCATTGAGAATACTTCCATCTTTCATTTTAAACTTTCCAAGTATTCTACCATACTTACCTTTACCATCTTTGCAAGTAATAAGTGTTTGTATAGAATCCAGAGGCAGACGAGATTGTACATACTCTTTTGCCATCAGTCCAAATTTCTTTTCTGTTAAATCTCTGGTTCTGGACTCTGGTGTATCAATACCATAAAAGCGAATTCTTTGTTTCTTTAACCATACGCCAAACCCCAAGTCGATATCAACATCTGTTGTATCACCATCAATGACCTTCACTATGCGACATTTATATTCGTACATTTCTTTTCCTCTTACACTGCAAAAGATTCTCCACAGCCACATTCTGCACTTATATTTGGATTTTTAATAACTAAAGAGGATCCGCCAAACTCTTCCTTCCAACCTATTTCACAGCCAACAACAAATGGTTCTGCGTTTTTATCAACCACTAAAATATTGTCAATCAGCGTGCCATTTGTGTCGTCATCCACCAAATCCCATTTAAGCATATGCCCAGAACAGCCGCTAGATTCAACGCTGAGTCTAGCATATCGACCATACAGGCCCACATCAATAATATTGTCTAAATATTGTTTTGCTTCTTCAGTTATACTGACCACAGTTCCCAACCTTTAGATGTGCATTTATACTTATTAGCCCCAATTAAAACGAAATCGTTTAAAGATGTGCTTCGACAAGTTTTTTTAGATCCTAAATAATTAACGTCATCTCTAATATACCATGCTTCACTGATACTATTAGTCAAGCGAAATGCAAGTTCACACTTTTCTGTGTCAGTTAATTTTTTATCAACCTCAACAGTTGCAACTGTTTGTGGTTCTGATTCAAATGCAGAATGAATAACTGTAACAGTTTCCATAAAATTTTTCCCGTAAGTTTTTACCAAACTACTTAGCATCAAGCAGCCCCCCAATAACTTGGTCGTACAGCTAAACACTTATATTCTTTATTCCATTTACCAATATTGATATCAGTGTAATGTGATCTATGATAATAATCAGTCATAGCATCATCATTATTGAAATATGATGGGCCTCTCATTGCATCTAACAACTGTTGTAGAAAGTCCAGTGCATCTCCTGACCAATGTTTATCCAGATGATACTCATTCACCTCAGGCATGAAACCACCCATTTGAGTGGTGTGCGTGGCGTCTTTTGCAAAGTCAAGGTAACCTTCTTTGATGTTGACAACTAAAGTGCTGTAATTATTAACTGCAATGGTTGCTTTCACTTTATAGCGTTTAAGGACTGCTTTGATTGCAGGAGTTAACTCTTTTTTGTCTTCTTGGCTGATGTGAGCCATAATTTAATCTCTCTCTTTTGATTTTGTATAACCATTATGACATACTAATCAACAAAAGTCAAGGGCTTTCAAGCTTTATTTTCGTTTTTTCTTTGCTAATTCGTTTGCAACCCACTGTTTTCCTACTGGATTTGATATTTTTGCTAGTGCAAGCGATTTTATCTGTTTATATACAGGAGTCATTACATCTTCATCTGTATCATTGTTGTCCACTACGACAAAGTTCTGTCTGAAATACTGACTAAACTTACCAATATTGGACTGCACATCTTTCCAAGACTTAATTACAAGTGATTCTGGTACACTACGACTGCGTCTTTTATTTCTTTCAAGTGCAGTATCTAACGAGGTATTGACAAAAATCATATGAACATCGTAACCAAGTTGTTTTAACCTTGTTGCTTCATCTGAAATCTTTGCATAGTTTTTTCCTGTGCCGTCAATGATAAGACCAAGACGGCCTTCTACATAGTTTGATTTTTGTTTCTGAGTAATATTTTTTGCTTTAGCACGAACAGGGTCACGAGCATATTTTTCTTCATCAGGCATTTTTAAGGACAAATTCGCATCTTTCAGAAATTTCTCGAATGCATTATCAGAGTTGACAATCTTCATACCTAGACCGCCAGTAGTTTGTCTTACAACATAAGATTTACCACTGCCAGGCCCACCAGCAAGAAAGAATGCCTTTAATATATTAGGGTCGTATACGCCCTCTTGTAATTCGTTAAATGAAATCATTTTGTTCCTTTGTCCTTAATCCTGCTACCTAAGCGTAATGTGCTTTCTTGTTTTCTATGTTTGGTTTTAATTTTTCTACAGTACTCAATAAATATTTATCCGTTTCTGAAATTAGTTCAATTCTCCTATCTCTATTTACAAAGTTTAATTTACGCAATTTTGATTTAGATTTTTTCTGGGCCATTAAGCGCTCCTAATTAGATTGGGTTAAACATAACATATTTTATATGACTATAGACATCTCCTTTTAGTATGTAAGTTCTCTTATTACACCTTCTTTGCCAAGAGGTTCTCCAGATTCCGAGCTTGGAGAATAACCTATTGAAAATGAATCTTTTGCTGCTGTTAAATAAATTTCGTGTTTTTTAGTTGTTTGGTCAAAACTGTGTCTTAATGTAGTAATTAAATAAATACCAGTAAATTGTGGATCGTTTTTGTTTTTATGTGTTTTACCAGCTGTTGGAACTACAATGTTTATCATATCCCCTGCAGCAATTGTAGTGTTACCTGTTATTTTTAAACTAACACTCACACCAGCTCTCAATTCCATAAATTTTGCTTGTCTTTTTAATATTGATTCGTTAATTTTATCTGGTGTATAACGATATGATAAAGTTTCATTTGTGTGTTGTGTGTCATATACACCATCTGTATTTACTGGATGCAAATGTATTCTTGAATCAGAAAAATCTCCTACAGTATTTCCTAAAGCATCAATTGAACCTGTTCCAAAAACTGGATTAGACTGTTCACCCTCAAGTCTAGGAAACTCGTTAAAATTATCAAAATGTTTGTATTCTTTAGACGAGTAAGTCTTATTATATATATTATATTCAATAGTTTTAGAACCCAACATTCCACCTTGAATGTTAGCTAACATATCATTATTTGAATTTACTTGAAAGTCTATTATTCTTAACATTTCTGTAAGTATTGATGTTTTTTTGCTTCCTTTCTCTAAGGGGCCTAGATCACTAGCAGAGTATGGGCCATGACTTGTACCTGTCATCATATGTTCTATAGTTTTAAAGTGAATGCCTTTAGTATTTTCAAAGAACATAAAATGAGGAGATTTATATTCTTTTGATATAGCTTCAGTTGCAAGAGTAGTTATAAATTTAAAAGGATGAACATTTGGTGAAACAACTTTTCTGATACCCTGAGTTGGTTCAACAAACACATTTTTGTTGGTGTTGATGTATCGTTCGTCTTTTAATACATTAACAACAATATTACTAATATCGTCTGTGTAACTTTTTGACACTCTGGTACGTTTATCTTTTAGTGCTTCTGGTGTAGTAAAACTAAGATTTATAAGTTGAGCATTAGAAGAAGCTTGGAACTTAGCAACTACTTTGTAAATACAAAATGTACTGTCAGTAAAGTCAATTTCTTGACCTTCTAAATTTGGTGTTGAAAGTTTCAATGACATAAATTCTTGACCAATGATTGGGCCATTAGCCGCGATGTTATGAACATCTAAAATGGTGATAGAACCAGATAGTGAAGTTGAAAATATACTTTCATATATGTCAATAGCTTGAACTGAGTTTTTTAAATCTAGAACACTACCAGAACTAGTTTTTATTAACAATTCTTTTACTTCATATTTTCCAGCATAATTAGTTGATGTAGTAACCGACATTAGATGGCTGATTCCTTAATTAAAGCTTCATGTTCTTCTACATATTGTTCTACATATTGAGGGTCTAACAATCTAATCTTTCTAAGTTCATTTTGTACAGACTGTTCATATTCTATATTAGTTACAATAGTTGAACTATTATAAAAGTCTAAGTCACCAGTGTATAATGCAGAGTTTGAATATACATTTATCTTGACACTAGTATCGCCTGATGTCTGTGCCTGTTCATAATGGTGTGTACCATTAGGGTCATCATACTTATCATTCACATACTGTAAAAATTGACTAGTCGCCATAGGCCATTGA